TTATTCAAGCACATACTTAAGATCATCAGGCGTTTCCAAATAACACCCGTTTTTATTGCAGAATGCATGAATGTCATTAAGGTATTCAGTGAATTGAGCTGTGCTTGCATCTGTAGTGCTCATTAGCTCACATAGGCCGTTTGCCACATCTTGGTAGAGTGGATGCTTTGAGTCCTTCAACTCTCTTACAGCTTTGAATGTTTTCTTGTATTGGCCAACGTCATCACGGTCATAGATTTTTGCTAAGAAGTTCTTCTTGAAGAACAGATGCTCATAGTCTTTATCTGTACCTTGACGTTTAGCCCATTGATTAAGCCACATCCAGTACAAGCGGTTTTGAGCCTTTGAACGATCTTTCTCTTGTGGTGCAATCAATACAACTAACGGCTTCCCTTCGTTCGCTGCCTTTGCGTGATTAGTATTGAGATACCCAATTACATAGTTGATGTCAGAATGGTTTTTGATGACGAATCGTGGTTCCATTTTGACCTCTCTTAGCACATTAGATTTGAATCTTCCTTTTCAATCTCAACACGTAACGTATAGTTACTGCTACCATCAGGAACAAAAGACCAATCTTTTATCTTGCAGTCATTCTCTAATTGGAATTGATTTAGAAAAGCCAAGAGCTCATCTTCAAATTTATCTTCCAGTATTTCTACAATAGGCTTTACCATTTCACTTTCCCGCACAACTCTGGCCAATCAGCATCAGTACTAATTTCAATTATGAAACCGCGACCTTTTAATTCTTGGAGATACGCATCTGTTAGTTCTTTATCTTCTTTGAGGTGGTAAGGAAGATCCATTGCACAAAAGTTTTCGCCTTTCTTAGTCTGACGTTTAATTGCACCTTCAATTTGTTTCTTACACTTGGTAAATGTTCCTGGTTGAGCCATTTTAATTCTCACAAAAAAAGAGCCTATTGGCTCAGTTAAAATATTTCTTCATCTTTAAGACTAAGCATCCGCTTTGTTTTCTCTAACCAACCATCAAATAGTTCTTCCGATTCTTGCCTTGTACCTAATTCAAACTTATCGAAAGCAGCGTGGCAAACATGGCACAACGGAACTGTGTATAAATCACTTGCCTTGATACCACGACCTTTCCCGTGCTTTGAACTATTTGAATGCGCAGCTTGACTCGGACTACTACCACACCTAACGCAAGGCAACTTTCTAATCGCTGCCAGTCGCTTACTGTCGCGCATCTAGCACTACTCTTAAATTTTTAATACGCTCTCTAAATTGCACGATCTTTCGATCTACTAAAATCATTTCATCTCTATTGAGCAATTGACGAGATAAGCTTTGATACTTGTTCAATTCAGTAGAATACATTTCGATATTTTTTCTTATTTCTTTTGTGTCCATGTATCACCCCAATCCAATACCTTCACCTAATCCTATTCCATCCATAAAACCACCTGTCTTTAACTTAGATGAAGTGACCGCTAGCTACAGATGGGATTGCCCGTCCGAAGTCACTTCTCTAAATTAAAACAACCCAACCATCCAATTAGGAATGGTCGGGTTGAGTAGTACCGAGTAGTTTAAGGCTGACTGAGTGTGTTAAGGGGTCGCCAATCCGCACCGTGAATACGCACGTCTTTAGGTGGTCAATCCAAGGGTAGTGTTTAAACATCAACTCCGCACCCTTCTAATCACTTTATTGACCAAACAAAGCGCTTATCAATTTTTGTTTGAGACCCTGATAAGTAGCTCTCGTTTTTTTGCTTGTGCTCGACCACATACAAGCGAATGTGTGATTAAGGATAATGAATCCCTGTCTAACCCTTTACGCCCCTATGATGTGCTAGGTAATAAGCCTAATGCCAAGGGTTGAGGCAACTATTGTCTTTCCATAGACAACAAAAAAAGCCCACGATTAAGTGAGCTTTGATGTGTTGGTCTTCGGAAATCCGTAATACGACCAGTATATAAAAACTATACTCTTGTTTCCGCAATAATGGAATACCTACGCTTTCATATCTTTGTAAGTATTTCTTTTGTAGGCTTCAACTGCTTTGCCTGCCTCATCAATTGCCGACTCAATTGCCATAGTCATTAGGTTTTCGTATGGCTTCCATGTCTTGCGGTAGCATTCTACATTCATCTGATGACTCTTAAGCCCTGCATATGCTAAACGGCCTTTAGCTGTGTAATGTTCTTCTAACTCTGGATTTAATGCGAAGTCCAATACCATGCGAGCAATCAACCATGCCAAGTGATATATAGCGACATGCTCAGGCTCTCTTTTCTTGTCGACTGCGGCATTTTGAATCATGATCTTAGCTAGGTGATTACGAACATATTCATAATCACTTTCTGACTTACCTTCGAAAATAATCAGTGCGGTGACTGACTTTGCTAACTGGGTATCCATTGAAGCAATAGCACCCAAGCGGTCTTGATAGTTCAATGGTTTCTCTCCTGTTCCGCGCACCACTGGCTCAATACTTGGTGAACTCGCAGTTAAACCATGAGTCAACCATTCAAAACGTTCAAACTTCTCAACTGCTACTGCATTCATACCGTCACCCTAACCTTTCAATTCTTTAAATTCTGCTAATGTAATTTTTATAAACGGGTCATCAATGCAATACTCTTGATCAATAACAGGAGCACTTACATACACATCATTCCCATTAACAAGTGCAAACTTCTCTACAAAGCGACATCCACAATATTTGCCTGCAAACTTATCGCAGTTATAGATACCGCAAACACCACGAATGTCATCCTCCCAAATAACAACCTCATGATTCACTCTAACAACGAAAAACTTTTCGTCCTCGGTCCAACCTAATGTTTCTATGTCGCACATATCTATCCCTCACCCTAAATCATCAAATACTTTTTAATTTCATCTATGGCTTCATCCGCACCGAAGCAGACTTTGCACATGTAACCTTGTTCTTCTAAGCGTTGAATCATGAGCCTTTGACTTGGTTGTAATTTCCCTTTCTTTGACTCCAACTCAATCCAAAGCCCGTGTACTTCACCATTTGGAACGATAAGCTGAAGGTCTGGAACACCAGCCTTCACGCCTAACTTCTTGAACTTTGCAGCTTCAATTATGTTTCTTGAGCCACCATTAGGAATATGAAACAGGTAATCACTCAAACGACCTGAACCATACTTCACACGATGCGCCCAACTCATGAGCGTCATCTGTTCTTGATCTTCTGTTGGCACTCTATTGAATCTCTTTGAACGAGCTGCCTTCAGTGACTGGACCCTTTGAGCCTCTTTGAATGTGGTCATTCTTCACCTGCCTCAAGAACATCAGTTCTTTCACGCGCTAGATATAGGTCTACTTCTTCAAGCAAGGTTTCATAGCGTCTTTTCGCTTCACTACCCAATACAGAAGCTTCCTTCTGAATTTCCCATGCTTTGTCGTAGTCCTTTTTTGTATGCACTGGCTCGTCAGGGGCATGCACAAAACAATCCCGAAACTCTTCAAAGCGATTGATAGATTCTCTATGAACTTGAATCCAATGAATAAACATCATTCCGATTTTGGCCAATTCTTCGTTATTCACTGTCCTTCCCCCTTGAGCGCTTGCTCTAACTCTTTGAACCTTGCACAAACGTAGTTTGTAGGCTCTCCAACAATCACAGGCTTCTGCATAAGTTCTAGTGCCTTATCCACCCGCTTTTGCAGCTTCAGCATGTTTATGCCTTGTTGGATGTATAAGGTTTGCAGCTCGTCACGCTCTTGCTTGATCTTTTTAAAGTGAACTTCATGACCAATCACTTCACCGTGATGAGATGCTTTAAGCTCTGTAATTTCTTGATGCAAATCAATAATTGCCTGAGCCTTCACACGGTTTAAGCGCTCAAGTTCTGCAATGCGCCCATGATTACCTTTTATTGTGGCTTTAAGCTCCTCCACTTTCGCTTGTTGGTGCTGCCATGACTCCCAAATCCACCGAATGGCACAATAATCATAAGTGTTAGATTCTTGATCAAATCGTCGTTCAATATTCATGAACATGTTGTTGTCATCTAGCCACTTCTCAAACTCTTCTCTACACTTATCCATCTCAAACATCCTCCACTTTGCAATTCGGCGAAATGTGGTTTTCTGGTTTGTCTAGGGTTTCTAATTCCCTCGGATTCGAGGGTTTATCAATGCGGTGACCTGCTGCGATTTCTTCTGGTGTGGCAAATTCAATCTCTCCTTTAGTTGTATGAAGGCGCCAGTTTTCCCCATTCTTTATGAAATTACACTTGATAAGATCCTTATCAATACTGCTTATTTGGTAGATAGACTCGGTTATTTTGTCTGTGCGTTTAACCCAATCCCCGACTTTAAACTCACTCATGGCTGGCTCCTTTTTCTTGCTCATACCGCCTCCTTGTAACGTTTAGTAATGGCTTCCTGCTTGAGCTGGTCTAGCATTTTCAGCTTTCTTAATTTCTCGTATAGGTTCGCTGCTGCTCTTGTTTCTTCATTACGAGTACCGAGGTTGTAATCTCTGCGGAGCTTCATCATTGCGTTGTAATCTACAAATTCGATCATGCTTTCAGCTCCCCTTTAACATTCAGGATGTCTTTTGCGTATTGAGTTGCCTTGTAATGATTTTTCCCAACACGTTCGAAATATTTCCATTCAACAAATTTTTGAAGATTGCTGTAGATGGTTCCTCGATTGAAATCAAACACTGATTCCTTCACGTCTTTGACATTGAAAGGCGCAGTTGCATGACAACCGAACATGAGCAAGCTAAGTTGATCATCAAAGTTAAGTTTCTTGGTTTTACTTATTGATTTCATACAGCGCCTCCAACAATCAAAGCTGATTCAGGCAGGTTTGCTTTAACTGCTCGCTTCAAAGCTGCACGTTGGTTGCTTAATGCTTTAGCTTCCTTACAAAACTCACAACGACATTTGAACTTGTTATATCCGTAGACTGTCCCATGAGTGAATTTAGCCTCGTACTGTTCACCGCCAATTTCCTCAATCCAATCTAGGGTTTGCTTATCATCTGCTAATCTCATGAGAACGCTCCTACTGGACACATAAAGACAATTTCGATACCGCCATATGAAGGCTTGTTGAAAGTCTTAAGTTCTTTATTGATCACTGACTCAATGTGCTTTTTCGTTTCCGTCTTGAAGTTAAATGCACGCTTAAGAATCACCCTTGACCCATCTATCGCCTCTACGTTGAATTGCATCTTCTGGCGATCGATCGAAGTTACTTGCACTTGTACGCTCACGCTGCACCTCTCTCTTCCACTCTTGAACTGTGGTACTCAGCCATGGCATAAAGCTTTGCCATTGATTTGTCACAGTTCCGATCAGACATGATTTGTGGAATACGTGATTCAACATATGCTGTACGCTTGTCAAAATCCTCTTTTGTCATTGGAGTTGCTTCTGCTTTTTCCTCGCTGCCAGTTTCGGCACACAGAACACTGAGATCTATTTGGGGTGGCTTAGACCATTTCGTCTGCGTAATCCCTTTTTCAACAAACTCATTCACTACATCAACATAGTTATCTTTGAATGCTTCATATGCGTAATACGAAGAACGCTCATAGTTATTCGAGTAGTTGAGATTTGAAAACATCTCATAGCAACGGTTGTAAGCTTCTTTTTCTGCATTTGTAATTTCAACATCACGGTCAGAAAGCCATTTGATTATGTTAGCTAAAGCTGCATTCTTCTTTTTGAATGAATCAACTGCACGCTGCTGCTCAGTACCGAAACCTTGAATACCTAAACACCACTTGCGAAACATTGCAGGATCAGGACAGTAGCCACTGTCACGGACCATGCAAAGGCCTTTATCTATTTGTTCACGAGTAAGTCCATCAATACAGATCTTCATTGCATGATTGATTTGTTCTGTTTTGATTCCTTCAAAGGTTTTTTCAAATGAACGTGGGGCAATTGCTTTGAAGATACCGACAACTTTTGCAGAGTTGATATGTTCTACAGCGTTTTGATTGCTAGAAACCATACTGTTCATAGCCAGCCTCCTCTTTTGCGATTAACTCTTGAATTTCAGACATACGAGTTGAAGCTTGGCTTTGATTACCAAAACCATGATTCTGTTGTTTTGGAGCGAATAGACCTTGATAGTTTCCAGTGATTGAGGTTTTTAAAGATTGGTTAGAACCTTCATAACCCCATTCAATGAAGTCTTTGTAGATAGCGTTTAGAGCATTCTTAGTTAATTTGGTTTTAGCTTGTTGAGAACGGTTTGCTACGTACTGTTCCCAAAGTTCAAGATCACAAAGGGTTGCAAAGGTGTTTTTAGTAAGTTTGATAACTTCATCAAAACTTAACTTGCGTACTCTGTCTTTGCGTTCTTTTTCAGCTTTTGCTTTCTCTTCAGCTTCTAGTTTTTGTTGTTCAAGAAGGATCTGTTTTTGAGTTTCTTGATAAACAAAAAAATGAGCTTCAAGCGGTTTGTTTGAGCGAAGCGAGTTAAATAAATTATCTATAATTAAATATCTATAAATAATATCTATTGTGTCTTTAGTTTCTAAAGTGCCTTGCGCTTTAGTTTCTAAAGTGGTGCTATTTAGTTTCTGAAGTGCTTTAGTTTCTGAAGTGCTTTTGTTACTAAAGTGCTCAACAAGTGAAATCTCATTTAATTTGTACTTGTTCCCTAGCTTAGGATTGGTAGCAACAATAGAAATAACACCGAACTCAATAAGCTGCTTTAAGCCTGCACGAACTGTAGCTGTGCTCAACTTACGAACATGCTCTTCTAGGCCTTCAATTTTTCTGCCTTGTAGTTGTGAGTAGCTAACAAAGTCAGACTCTTTGTTGAATCCACTAATGTATTCCTCTAGCTCGGCATAGACGTTACGAGCAGCATCACCAAGAAATGGCTTAACTTCATTCCGATAAAGCCGACTAGACATAACGTAGCCTTTGTCGAATTTATCTGACATGGCTTGTCGCTCTTTTTTCTTAGCAGTAGATGGGTGCAACGTAATAACGTTGTCCTCCTCCTGCTTATGTGCTAAATTTGTCTTCATTCATTAGTTCCTGATTGATGAATACGACCGCAAACCTGTTCGCGCAGGAAGCGGTTTTTTAATATCCGAATTCTTCTAAACGTGGCGCTATAGCCGTGTGTTGGAAGTCATTAATTTCCGAAGCACGATTCATAGAAAGGCGCGCCAAGAAAAAGATCGAATCAATTAATTGCTTGTCATAGCATTGATATTGTTCAGGAATTATCTTTAGACCAAGCTTGTCCAATAAAACACAAATAGTCTCAAGATCTGTTAAGCCATTGCTTTTCTTGTCATTTTTAAACTTAGATATCCAAGGGCCATCAAATCCGATTTCCTCTCCGAGAGCAGAATTCACAACACTTCCAAGTGAATGCAAAATGAGCGTATGTGTATTTCTGGCTCTTGCGTTTAATTCAACTGATAATTTGCTCATGGTTTAGTTCCTAAGCGGTTAATGCTTGGCTGCGGACATAATCGAAATCGACATCAGGACAAAGTTCATCACAAGGAACTTTTCCTTCACTTTCTTTATCAATTCGAATAGCTAATGCAGCACCACATTTTTTGTTGACATAAATAATTTGTTGAAGATTCCCTAAAGTCGTTAGGCATGCTTTTGCAAAGGCTTTTCGTTCTTCAACAGTCATCTTCGATAAGTAAGCTTTAAGCTGTTCTGTGTTTGAAGAAGACATAGTTATCTCCTTTAGTAATTTATTTAGTAAATACTAATTTTAATCACTAAACAAGTCAACAGATATTTAGCGAATACGAATTTACTTTTTACTAAAAACTATATGAAATAGAGCTTATGGATACTGTTGCAAGAAGACGCAGAAATCTGCGAAAAGCTATTGATGCTTTAATCGAATCTGGGAAATTTAAGAGTGATGCAGCTTTTTGCGAACATTACGACTTAAGTACGAGCCATATTTCACAAATGATTAATGGTCACGGTAGTTTTGGCGAGAGAGCTGCTAGGAACTTAGAGAAAAAAGTAGGCTGGCCTAATGGTTATTTAGATCTTGAAAACCAAGAAGATCAAAGCCCTATTGTGTCTGAAAGTAATGTTGGACCAACCAAGAATAACCTTCGAACAATTCCCCTATTAGATTATGTCCAAGCAGGTCTATTCCATGATGTTGGCTATGATGGAATAAACCCTATTGGAGAAAGCTACACAACATATCAAGGATATAAGCCAGAGTGCGTTTTCTCTCTTAAAGTTGAAGGAAATAGCATGTCACCAGAATTTAAGGCTGGCGATGAAATTGTTGTTGATGCATCTCTTGAACCTAAACCTGGATCGCTTGTAATTGCTCAAGAAGTCCAACATGGAATAGCAAGAACAACTTTCAAAAAGTACAGAGTGATTGGTATTAATGAATTTGGAGTTGATGTTGTTGAACTAGTACCACTAAACCCTGATTACCCAACCTATAACTCAACACAAATTGAAATATCAATTATTGGGGTTGTGGTGAGACACAATAGGGAAATAACTCATTAAAGGATTCGGGACACCTAATCCCGAATTGCAGCCTAGGAAGCTGCTAAAGGTGATCTAAAGATACGTTGCTCAGGGAGCAGGACAAGGTCCAGTGTCAATAGTGAGCTGACGCCCCTACGGTGTGCGCACACTTTCAGGGCAAGCGCTAGGCATAGCGCTATATAAGTTACCAATTATATTGGTAGGTGCCTACCAGCAATTACAAGGTTTATGCCATGTTTTTACTGGAACTGCGAACTAAGAATGGATTTAGATTAAAGATAAAAATCGACTTTTTATCGATATTCAAATTCTTCACTTGGTAAGCACCGAGGGGGAGGTTCGAACTCCCCCTCACCCTTATTTTTAAAAATACATAAACTGATAATTAATAGCAAATACCATGAGCAAAAAATACAAGCCACCGGAACTACACGAATATAGAGGCTTAACAAGCTCTGAGCAGACGGCAATACACCAAATGCTCATCTCCTATGTTCGTGAGGAAAATTGTCGCTTTAACATAATCATGTCTGGCAAAGCAGAACCCTATAATCTGGTAAAACTAACTAGTATTAATTTTGAGAATGAAGCATCAGCAATTTGGGTTAATTTTGAAACCATCACAGGAGAGCAAATAGCTTTACCCATTGGCTTTCTTTCAAGAATTGAGTTTTCAGGGCAGCAAGAAATTTAAACTGTGAACCCGACACAGTCTTTACAACAGATCGGGTGGAGAAGAACATGGGTTTTAATTTTTTAGATTTAAATGACAATGTACGGAATGCAATGCTTGAAGAGGTGAATTTAGACATCTCCAGCAACACCCTGTATTACAGTAAAAGATTTAATTAACATGGGATTGATAGTTATCCAAATATTTTAATTGAGAGCATTAAGGGGGGGGTAATGGGAAGAGAATATTCAATATCTAAAGAGCGTATGCTTGAAATTCTTCAAGAAACAAAATGTGTTTATGATGATATTGATTTTTCACATGAGCCGGGCTCTGATTACATCCATTTTCGTGCAAACCAAGTCTTTAGGCTAGATACGGGAGCGACAATACCTGGCGCCTCTGTTGTTTTTAGGAGTATTAAGACACCGGGGTTCATGCGACACTCCCTAGACCTTCGAGTACGTCATCTAAATGTAGAAAACATAGTGCTTCAAATTGAAGTGCTTCCATTTGACCTTCAGCACCCAACCCACAGGGAGCCAGGCTTAACTTTACACGGATCTCATTTATTGAAGGCCACACAAACGATAGGCTATGATAGAGATACTGATAATTGGACATGGTTTCAGTGGCTTTCAGAATTTGAAAGACAGACCAATTTGCAGTGTTTTGGTAATAAATATGAACCTTTTATAGGAGAGCTATTCTAATGAATTCAAGTATAAAAGATTCAATCGAGAAGCTTGGTTTTCATGTCTATCATGCTGATGATGAGCATCTATGTGTAACCACGCCCCAGACCTTTTCGTCCGGAAAGCCGGCATGTTATTTTATTTCGCAAAATAATAATAAAATTATTTTAAATGACTTTAGCTTAAATTTTCATGCTATGAGTGATTGCCTACCTCAGCCTGAAAAAACTGAAAATATTATTTCTCGATTGGTGAGAAACACCCATACAAATGGCTTAATTAGATTTGAAAAACATCGCATCTGGTGTAAAGCTGGTGTTCAGGATTTGGAGTTTGCTATAGGTCATTATTTAAATGTGCTTGGAAGACTAACTTCCTATGAAGCCAAACCATCTGCTGACCAAGAACTGGAAGAAATCCTTTCTGAAATTGAAACCTTTTTGCTCTATAAATTTGGAAAAGATAACTTAATCTTAAAACCAAAAGTAATTGGCCATACGGGCACATCTTATGATTTTAACTACCAATGTGGCTCTAAGTTTATTGATTATGCAAAACCTGAGGCAGAAAAAACAGGAAAGTTACTCAGAAAAATGTTTGATGTGCAGAATCTTCAAAATGATGCTGAGTTTCAGATTATTCTTGAGGATAGAGTCAACAAAGATCATTTTAAGCGCGAGGCTGAAATTTTGGGAAATATAGCAAGCATCATGCCTGCAAGTAGCATTCTCTCTTCATAGCGTTATCACCCTCCAAATAACCCACCCCGTGTGGGTTTTCTTATTTTTAGTGTATACGAAATTTTTCACCAAATAAATTCACTAAAGTTCTTGACTAAATATTTAGTAAATACTAAATTATATCTCACCAACCAACAAAAAAAGCCCCTAGCTTTCGACGGACAGGGACTTTTACTCAACGAGTGAGGTCATTATGAACATAAAAGCCAACATAGTCAAATCCATGGGATTCGTAGGAGTAGTTAGTGCTCTAACTGCTGCTTATGCCTTCACCCCTGCTAATAACGAACCTGTAACGGTTGCAGCTCCTTTCAAAGTTGAATCAATCGACCCTGAAAATGAACAAGCAGTACTTCAAACTGCAAATGAAAAGTTCACATTAGAAGTTGATTTTGATGCTCAGTACTCAATTGATGGCAACGGCTATCAAGCTTGGCGTGAAGTTGAAATTAACGAAATTAAAGACATTCGCGTTTATGACGAAGATGGCGAGGTATTGGCTTACGTTGATCGTTTGGATGTAGTTGAGATTAAAGATCTTATCGAATCAGGAATTAGAGAGCGCATTTAAGCGCTCCATGGTGAATGTCATGAATGCACATCCTGAAATTATCGAAGTATCAAGACTTCAAGCTCTTATTAAAGATTCTGTAAATGCCCTGCTCCCACTTTCTAGTGAGAAAGATACAGTCATCACTGATGGCGGCAATTGGATTCATCTTCGCTATGTAGGTCGCGGTACTGAGCAGATCCAATTAGAGCTAGGTGATCAGTTTTCTATTAAGACAAAAATCGCCTACTTAAGTGAGACGTTAAAAAGATTAGCAGAAATTAGAAATGAGTTGAGAGGTGGGTGATGGAGTGGATTAGTGTTGAAGAAAGGCTTCCAGCATTCCAAGAAGAAACAAGTATTTTATGCCTACTTAAAGATCAGCAAAAAGGGTTTTGGTATCCACGCCCTTACGCTCTTTTGATCGAAGTTGGCTGGTGGATACCACAAAAAGAAATATTTGTTTGCGATGGCGTTGAAGATGCGAAACACATCATTTCTCACTGGATGCCACTACCAGAACCACCAAAGAATTAGGAGAAGATTATGAATGCGCCAGCAAACGGAACACTTATTACTACACAGATTGCAAACGTTGCTGAAACTCTTGGCTTGGTTAATGTTAATCCACAAGAGTTAAAGGAAACACTGATTCAAACAGCTTTCCGTACTGAAACACCTGCAACTGATGCACAAATGGCTTCTCTTTTGATTGTTGCTGGTCAATACAAGCTGAACCCATGGACCAAAGAGATTTACGCTTTCCCAGATAAAAACAAAGGGATTATTCCAGTTGTTGGCGTAGATGGCTGGTCTAGAATCATTAACGGAAACTCTAATTTTAATGGTATGGAATTTAAGTTTTCAGAAAATATGGTTCAGATGGAAGGCGCGAAAGTTGCTGCACCTGAATGGGTTGAATGCATTATCTACCGTAAAGACCGTGACCACCCTACTGTTGTTCGCGAGTATTTAGCAGAGTGTTATCGTGCACCATTTAAGTCAAAAACTGGATATGTAGTTGAAGGACCATGGCAGAGTCACCCTTCTCGCTTCTTGCGCCACAAGGCAACTATTCAATGTGCTCGTTTGGCTTTTGGTTTTGTTGGTATTCATGATCAAGATGAAGCGGAACGTATTGCTGAAAGTGGACAACCTATTAAGGATGTGACTAGTGAAGTGCCAGAAGGCTACCAATCCTTTGAAGATGAGCATTTGCCTACACTCAAATCAGAAGCTCAATACGGCACTGAACGCTTGCAAGCTGCTTATGTGGCAATTCCAAAGGGAAATCTTAAAAAGCACCTTTGGGAAGTTCACTCAATTAGCTTAAAAGAAATTGCTCAGTTTGCTGATCAAGCTTTACAGCGCCAAGGAGAAACCTATGAACATTCTCCAGCGTAGTGAAGATTGGCATTCGGAACGCTGTGGCAAAGTCACAGCAAGCCGTGTAAAGGATTTAAATGCAAAGCCTAATAAAGGCAAAGCTTTAAATGCATTGGGTTTAACTATTCTAGCTGAGCGCCTCACTGGCGTTCAGAAGGAAATCTTCACAAACCAAGCTATGCAATGGGGTATTGATAACGAGCCTCATGCAATTGCGGCCTATGAAAATGAGACGGGTAACTTTGTAGTTGGTACAGGTTTAATTGACCACCCTTACATTGAAATGTTCGGGGCTTCACCAGATGGACTTGTAGGTGACAAAGGGCAAATAGAAGTTAAGTGTCCAGACACTACAACGCATTTGAATACCCTTCTGACTAAGCAAGTTCCAGATGAGCATATACCTCAAATCACTAGTCAATTGGCTTGTACTCGTCGTGAATGGTGTGACTTTGTGAGCTATGACCCACGTTTACCAGAAGGACTACAGATCATCATTATTCGTGTGTTTGCGAAAGACTTGGCTATCGAAGCACTAGAGCAAGATGTTCGCAACTTCAACAAAGCTATAGATGACGCAATTAAAACACTGAAGGTGGCAGCATGAACGACTTGGAAATAAACGGATATAAGATTTTCACAAATCCTGATGAAGCTGTTTATGCAGCTAAATCAAAAGAAGATGTCTACAACTATTTCGTCGAAAACTATGGCTCAACTGAAGAATGCCAAGATGAAACAAAAGAGCAATTTATTAATAACTTGAATGAGGTTGAGCTTGATAGTGACTGTGCTCAGAGAAACCGAGAGTGGATTAATGAGGATACGGGGATGATCTCAACATCATCCTACTATCAGGAATATAAACATGTTGCTTCTAAAGATGAAGGAACAGAAGTAATCGCATTTTTAGTTTGGTGAGGACAGCAGCATGACAGATTTGAATAAGGAAAGTGAGGCTTTTTTAGGGTTTCTTAGAACTAAAGGTGTAGTTAAAGTTGGCTGGAATAGTTTAGGCGTTTTAACAAACCTAGTCCGTGAAGCTGGATGCACTCTTAGCTATAACGATATTGAACTAATGCAAGAAGTTTGGATGGAAAAAGCCAAAGCTCAGGCGGTGCCAGAGGGTTACTGTTTGGTACCGAAAGAGCCAACAGAAGTGATGGAGCGTGCTGGCTTTGATAAAGGCGCTGGCTTCTTAGCAAATAGCATTTACAAGGCAATGGTAGAAGCAAGCGAATCGGGAGCTGAGGGATGATTAATCAATTAAAACCAACTGAGATCATCCGGGATGAAATGGGTTGTTGGGCACATCCCGATTATCTCAAATATATAAATGATAACCACGCTGACCAAGAATGGTTTAGTCAAGAAGATTGGAATCAACTGAAAAAGCACTTCAATATTGTGACCACTAGACTTTATTTAGAAGGAAGTGTTTCAGAAGATCTATTTGAAGAAATTATGGATTCTGCCGATTTGTCTAAGTGGGATCCGATTGCACCACATGGTTTTTTCTTAATAGATATTGGCTTTGCTGAAGATGGTGCAGAAGCATTGTTTGCAAAAGAGAATCGAGATCTGAGGGATGAGTGAATTAGAAATACTTGAATCAGCACCCAAAGGTGCTACCCATTATTTTCTTGTGCCTAATGGATCTGGTGAGCCTTATTTTGTTCTTGAAAAAGATAAAAAGTTTTACTGGTTTCACGGTCAGGATGAAATAACAAAGCCACACATTTTAAGTTGGATTAAGTCAATTGAATCACTGAAAGAAGTTAAAGCGGAAAGTAAGGAGGGGTAATGGAAATTGATCGTCGTGTACGTGCTAAAGAGTTTATGATGCTAATGTCTATTGGCCGCACTAAATTCTATCGCATGATTAAGAATGGTGAAATTCCTCAACCTATCAAGGTAAGTGACAAAGAGGTATTTTGGCACGAATCTAGTGTTAAGAAAGTTGTCGAAAAACACAAAGATAATTCTGATATGATAGCCTGCTAA